AGGGCAGCACCGCCATGTGCGCGCGGTCGTCGAACTGGCCGAGGTTGCCGCGGATGTCATCCCACACGCACGACGCGTACTGCCTCCACACCCATTGCGAGTAGCGGTTGGTGATCTGGTTGCCGTCCATGCCCCGGTAGCGCAGGACATCAGCGGGCGGCAGGCTGGCGCCGTGGTAGGCGGTGAACCCGCGCTCATGGGTGACCGGCACCGGGCAGGCACCGTCACGGCGGAAGATCAGCAGGTAATCCGCTGAGGCCAGCCCGGCGCGCTCGCCGGATTCCACGATCGTCTGATGGGTGAGGTCTTTCACCATGGTCCGGTTGCGGACCGCGAGCGGCTCTTTCCAGATGCTGTGACGGCCGACGTAGGCGAACCCGTGGTCGGCGTGCAGCCGGATCACGTCGCCGGGGAAGTCGGCCAGCGAGTCGCAGCCGGAGTTGCCGGTGGGCACGTCCATGACGTGCACGGCGGAGATCCGGCCGGGCATGGTCACCCGGGCCACCTCCGCGACAACGTAGCCGTAGTGGGTCATGAACTCGGGGTAGCTGCGGGAGTTGGACAGGTCCCGCTCGCTGCTGGAGTACACGTACAGACCGGCGAACGGCGGGGAGTACACGCTCAGGTGCACCGAGCCGTCGCGCAGGCCGGGCATGACCTCCAGGCAGTCGCCGTTGTATGCGGCCCAGCGATCGGTGATGTCCTGGTCGATGACGTTCATGAGGGCAGCCCTTCCAGCCATGCCACGGCAACCGCGGCGACCTGAATCAGTTCGTCCCGCAGTTCGCTGGTCCCGTCCAGCGCCGCGCGGGCGACCTCGCCGCACTCCTCGGCCAGGACGGCGGCCTTGACCGGCGCTGGCACATCTGGGCTGGAGCAGTCGCCGTATCCCCAGTCGTGCTCCCGGTTCCACAGTGCGGATTGCCGCCCGCGTTCGGCGGTGATGGCTTCGAATATGTCCGTCCGGGTCATGACGCCAGCCATGGCGGGGTCTCCATCTCACGGTCGAAACTGCGGGTGCGGGCGATTTGCTGGGCGCCGCGCATGTGCGCGGTCAGGGCGGCGAACATCTCATCGGCGGCGGCCGCCTTGCGCTTCAGGTTGGCGAACACCCGGGCGCCGCCCTTGGTGGTGATCACATCGACGGTCACCGGGTGGGCCTGGCCGAACCGCCAGCAGCGGCGGACCGCCTGGTAGTACTGCTCGTAGGAGTGCGACGGGAAGTACGTCATGGCGTGGCAGTGCTGCCAGTTCAGGCCCCACGCGCCGATCTTCGGCTTGGTGACCAGCACCCGGATCTCACCCCGGCTGAACGCCGCGAGCTTGGCTTCCTTCTCGTCCGGCCCATCGCTGCCGGACAGTTCCACGGCGCCGTCGATCAGCTTCGTGAGCAGCTTGCCCTCGTCGTTGAGCTGGCACCAGGCCACGCCCGGCGAAGCGTCGGCCAGCAGCGCGGCGGCCTGCTCGCACCGCTCGGTGATGGTCCGCCGGGCCTCCTCCCGTTCCTCCTGCATGTTCGCGGCGGGCACGTCGAACAGGGTGCCCTCGGCGGGTGCGTTCGCGGTGACCAGGTGCGGGCGGACCTGGAGCGGCAGGAGGTCGAACCCGTCGTCGCTGAAACCGAGGTCGGACGGCTTACGGGCGGAGCGGGCCCAGGAGGACACCCACTGCCAGAACGGCCCGTCCGCGTGGCCCTTGAACCGCCACTCGTTCCCGGCTGAGGACCGCCACCGGCCGCCGATCGCCTTGGACGTCTTGTCCTTGTTGGTGAAGAACCGGCCGAGCATGTCCATGTGGCCCAGGTAGCCCAGCGCCTCGCTCGAAGTGCCGAGCTCGGTGTAGTCGTTCGGGGCCGCCGTCGCCGTGGCCAGCAGCCGGTACGGAACCGTCCGCATGAACTCGGTCACGATCGCGCGGCGCTGACCGTCGAACGCCTTGATAGCCGAGGACTCGTCGCACACCACGGCGCCGAAACTGTCCCGGCCGAAGTGCTCGAGCCGTTCGTAGTTGGTGATCACTATGGGCGCCGGGATCTCACCGCGGCGGGACACCGCCGCGTCGTACCCGAACTTGGCGGCCTCGGCTTCGGTCTGGAACGACACGGCCAGCGGGGTGACGATCAGCACCGGCTTCCCGGTGGCCCGGTGCATGGCATCAGCCCAGACCAGCTGCATCGGGGTCTTGCCCAGCCCGCAATCGGCGAACAGGGCCGCGCGGCCGGTGCGCAGCGCCCATTCCGTGAGGTGGCGCTGGAACGGGAACAGCCAGCCCGGGAGGTCACCGGGGGTGATCCCGGCACCTGTCCCGGCCTGGGATTTGGCGGCGAGGAAGTCAGCGTAAGATTCCATTGCAGTCTCCGGGCGGCGGGGTGTACTTGGCAAAGGTGCCCCGCCGCCTCTTATCGTAGCGGTTGCCACAGGTCCCCCCGCGGCGCCAGCTCAGGGCCGCGCCGCTTCATCTCAAACAGCTCGTCCATCGCCAGCCGTGACCACACGGACCGCTGGACGGCGTCGGCGGCGTCGTGGTCGTGGCCTGCCTGCGGGCTGACGGCCCACGGTGGCCGCAGCGTGCACCCGGTGTGGCCGAATACGTGCACGTCAGAGGCGCAGCCGCAGGTGCGGTTCATGCGGCTGCGGCCATGATCAGCTGTCCGATGTGCTCGGCGACTTGCGGGACCACGGCGTTGCCTAGCCCCCGACGTCGGTCCACCCCTCCGGGAACCCCATGAGCCATTCGGTCCACGGCGGGTTCGGCGGCCCACCAAGACGCTCCGACAGCGGGCGGCCGGGCCGGTTCCACCCCGCGCCGCGATCCGCATCGCGTGCCGTGGGCGTGGGCCACCGTGAACAGCCGCTCACGTGGATGTGGGGCGCCCATCTCGCAAGCTGAGATAGTTCCGGCGGCGGCCAGGTACCCGAGCCCATCGAGGTCACGGAGAACATCGGCGAGGCCGCGTGTGCGCAGACCGGGCACGTTCTCGATGAGGACCCAGACCGGGCGGATTGCCGCGACGAAGTTGCACATCCCGGGCCAGAGCCATCGCGGGTCGGCCTGGGCGAGTCTGCGCCCTGCCTCGCTGACGGGCTGGCAGGGAGGTCCCCCGGCGACCAGATCGACAACTGGCCGCTGTTCTCGCCGCCACCATCCGGCAGCGGTTCGCACGTCGTCATGCCTGGGTACCTCCGGCCAGTGCTTCGCCAGCACCCGCTGGCACCAAGGGTCGATCTCCACCTGGCCGACGACGGTCATCCCGGCGCGCTCCAGGCCCAGGTCGAGGCCGCCGATTCCGGAGAACAGCGACAGGACGTTCACAGCAGCCCCCCGGTCTGCCGGGCGATCCTCGCGGCCCAGCGCAAATACCGGGCGCCGTGGCACCGCGGGCAGGCCGCCTCGTGCACCGGCCCCGGGCACGGCTCGATGCCGGCCTCGATGCGCCGGGCGATGACGTCCGCGGTGACCGGGTCCCAGCCGTTTGCGTGGGCGTCGATGGCGTGGCGCTGCTGCTGGTTGCGGGCGTGCAGCCAGGAGATGACGCTCATGCGGCACGTCTCCTGGCCGGGAGTGCTCCGGCCCGCGCGGCCCGGACACGGGCGGCGCGGGCGTCACGGACCGCGGCCACGTCCTTGTCGCAGGGCACCTCGCCGTGGCGCAGGTGCCGCCGGTAAGCGGCCTCGGTGCCGCACGGCCGGAGGATGGCCGGCTGCCGGTCAGGTGCCCGCAGGCTGGCTGCGGCCCTGACGATCGCGGCGACCTCGCGCGGGTCCAGGCGCCGTCCGGTGATGCGCCAGACCAGGGCCTCGAACTCGTCCAGGCGGTTCATGGGCCGGTTCCCTTCGGTGTGTGCAGGGCGGCCCGTGCCCGGGCCGCGATGGCGGCGACGTCTGCGCCGCGCAGGGGTGTGCCGTTGGGCGTGAGCCCGGCGGCCATGACGGCTTCGGCGACGGGCCGCGCCGAGGGATGGGAGCTGGCCTGCGGCAGGAAGCGGGCGGCGGGGTCGCGTTCGGTTCGGATGACTTTCCGCAGGTAGGCGCCACGGTCGGTGACGTCGCGGCCGTTGAGCAGCAGGGCGCGGACGTCAGCGGCGTGCTCGCGGCTGACCTCGCGGCCAGCTGCGAGGCGTATCTCGCTGATGATCAGATCGATCTCGTCGTCATCGCCGTTTCCCGCATTACGGCGGGATGGATGACTGACTGCATCAGCCCCAGATCTATCTGCCTCTGCCTCTGCCTCTGCCTCTGTTGCCGTTTTGTTCGCGGTTTGTTCAACGGTTTGCTCAGCATCCTGTTGAACATCCTGTTGAACACTTGCTTTAGCTTTTGCTCGTGCCGCGCCGCTGCGCTTGCCCGCTTCGGAGCGCTTCTCCCTCAGGGCGGTCACCTCGTCCAGCGACCTCTGGTGATCCAGGTAGTCGTGCATCTGGTAGCCGCCGCTGACGCGCTCAGCCAGGCCGTGCTCAACGATCTGGCGCCGTACAGGGGCCGTGCCGAACCGGC